ATTACTATGTACAGCGGATGGATGATGCTGACACACTTGTAAATACCACAGACGCACCGTTCCGCTTTTACCCTTGTATGGTTGCAGGTTTGTCCTATTACATTGCTATGAAAAAAGCTCCAGAGCGGATCCAGCTTTTGAAAGCTGTGTATGAAGAAGAATTCCAACGTGCGGCGGACGAAGATGAAGACCGTGTGCCTCTTAAACTCCAGCCAAGCATCCAGTATTTAAGGGTTAACTGATGGCAAGGTACGCATCAGGAAAAAATGCTTGGGGGTATTCAGATCGATCCGGCTTTCGCTATCGCTTGAATGAGATGGTAAAAGAGTGGAACGGTCTAAAAGTTGGTCCTGATGAGTACGAAGCAAAGCACCCGCAGCTAGAGCCGAACAAAGTTGGCCCTGACCCGCAAGCATTGCATGAGCCGCGCCCGGATCAGAGGACAGAGTCTAGTGTAGCAGTCATGTTGCCGTTGAATGCTTTTGCTAGTGGTGCACAGGGGTATAGCGTAATAACGGTCACAGAGCCATCTCACGGTAGAACAAACGGAGTGACTGTACGGTTTCGCAGCGTAGCTGCTTTTGATGGATTTACAAAAGCTGTGCTAGAGCAGGCAACAGGGTATGTCATAACGGTTGTTACACCGAACACATACACATTTACCGCAGCCTCTGGAACTGCTACAACAGGTAATCAACGCGGCGGCGGCGGAACTGCTACGGTTGGTCCGGTAACATTGGTGGTATAAATGAGCTTTACATATGCACAGCTAGAAACAGCGATTCAGGATTTTACGGAAAACGCTGAGACATCTTTTGTAACGAATCTGCCAGTATTTATCCGAGGTGCAGAAGACCGGATCTTTACCCTTGTGGATCTTGAGTTATTTCGTAAGAACGCTGTGTCTCAACTTACGATTGGTGACCCATACATAAATGTGCCGGTAGATTACCTAGCCCCTTTTTCTCTGCAAATCACCACACCAAACTATCAAGAGTTTCTAGACTTTAAAGACGTTAACTTTGTCCAGCGTTATTCACTAGATTACGGAAGTACCGCAACTCCAAAGTATTACTCTATCTTTGATGTAGATAATTTTATTGTTGGTCCATCCCCCAATCTAGCTTATGAGGTGGAGTTACACTATTACTACCGTCCAGCCAGCATCACGGCGGGGGCGGGAACTGGTACAAGTTGGCTCAGTGAGAATGCCCCGAACGCCCTTCTTTACGGTTCGCTTGTTGAAGCGTATACTTACATGAAAGGCGAACAGGATATGATGCAGTTGTATGAGCAGCGGTTCGCGCAAGAAATGCAACGCTTAAAGGATTTGGCTGAAGCTAGAGAGAATAGTGATGCCTACAGGAGAGGTCTACCTGATAGGCCACGCACATAAACAGGAGTAAAAGACGATGGCAACATCAAATGCAGCAACCACCTATCTAGAAAGGCGCGTTATTGACTATTTGTTCAAAAACGATTCCCTTTCTTTTGCTACGCCGGGAAACAGTATTTATGTCGGCCTAGCTACCGCAGTAACATCTGCGGAAAATGGAAACATCACCGAAGTTCAGGTGGACACGGATGATGCCAACTACACTCGCAAGCAAGTACAGGCGGCGGACTGGAAACAGTCTGTTACTACTGTCGCTGTGACCTTTGCCCAAGGTGCCACAGAATTGATTCTGACAGATGCCGAATCGTTTCCGGTTTCCGGCACGGTGACTATTGATGATGAGATTGTCACCTATACCGCAAAAGATACAACAGCAGCGGCAGATGTAAATGGTGCGGTTACGTCTTCAACTAACGTGGCGGTTGACGGCAATGCTGGCACAATTACCGTTGGTATGGTTGTTACTGGCACCGGCATCAGCGGCACGGTTCGTGTAGCTACTGTCACAAGTCAAAGTGCTATTGTCTTGGACACAGCCGTTACCTTGGCTAATGACACAGCCCTTAACTTTGATGGCACGAACACGTTGACAGGTTGTACACGCGGTGCGTCAAGCACTACAGATTACGCACACAACGCAGGCGTTACTGTTGTTTGTGACACTCAGAGAGTCATCAATGACAACAATATTGAGTATGCAGCGGCGGCAGGCACAGCAGCTTCATACACAGTGACACACGCTTTTGTCGCTGACAAAAATATCGCGACCGCTAACGTGAACGGCGCAACTTCGTCATCAACGGCTGTAGCGCTAGACGGTAATGTTGGCACTATTGCAGTTGGCGACATTGTTACTGGGTCAGGTATTACGGGTGCGACAAGCGGCGTTGTTCGCGTAGCAACAGTAACATCACAGGCAAGCATTGTTCTGGATACAGCGGTTTCTTTAGCCAACGATGCGGTGCTTACTTTTGACGGCTCAAACATTTTGTTTGTGGGTGCGCTAGATGCAAGTAAAACACTTGCGATTGGCGACATCTTCCGTATTAACGCAGGGAACTTGTCAGTCGAGTTGAAGTAATGGCCTTTGTAATCAAGGATCGCGTCAAGGAAACAACAACCACGACAGGCACTGGCACGTTAACTCTTGCTGGTGCCTTAAATGGATTTGATGCGTTTTCTGAAATTGGTAACGGCAACAATACTTATTACGCCTGCACCGATGGCACGAACTTTGAAGTTGGGATTGGCACATACACTTTGTCAGGCACTACCCTGTCTCGTGACACTGTACTAGAAAGCAGCAGCACTAAAATCACGGCGGACGTTAACGGCGCTGTTAATGCTTCAGCGTCTGTTACAGTAGACAATGTGCAAGGCGGTACTCTTACCACCGGACAGCGTGTTCGTGGCACGGGTATTAGCGGTGTCGTGACCATTGCTGGTGTTTCGAGTCAGACAAGTATCACCTTGAGTGAGGCCGTGACGTTGACAAACGATACAGCGCTTACGATTGGCGACGAGAAGATCAACTGGTCGGCAGGAACACGGACTGTCTTTTGTACAATGCCGTCAGAAAAAATGGTTTATAATGATGCCACGGGCAACGCTGTAAACCTTGTTGAACAAGACCCGCAGGCTTTGGCCTTTGCGATTGCGTTAGGATAGGAAGATGGCAAACTCATTTTTATCAGAAACAGATACTGCGGTAGGAACGAGTCCGGCAAGTATATACACTTGTCCTGCCGCGACAGAGACTACGATTATTGGTTTGAGTATATCAAATATTGTAACTTCGCAGATTCTAATTGATGTGGTGCTGGATGCTTCTGGTCGCTCTAGCGGTGCGGAAGATAGCGTGTATTTGATCAAGGACGCGCCCATTCCAGTTGGTTCGTCTATTGTTGTGGTTGGCGGTGATCAGAAGGTGGTTATGGAACCCGGTGACGTTCTGAAAGTTACCTCAGACACAGCCTCATCTGCTGATGTGGTGATGAGTCACCTAGACATAACGTAAGGAGAACGCAATGCCATATATGGGTAATCCACTTGCGACAGCATTCTCCACCATTAATAAGCAAGATTTAACTGGTGGCACTGGCACCAACTTCACTCTCACTTATTCTGTTGGTAGCTCACAAGACATCGAAGTTCTTGTCAATAACGTGCGTCAAGAACCGGGTGTAGCGTATACAGCCAATGGCACGAGCTTGACAATGACAGGCAGCATCGTAGCCACTGATGACTTTTATGTAGTGTTTCAAGGCAAGGCACAGCAGACTGTGGTTCCGGGTGCGGGAACAATTACACAGGCTATGTTTGCCCCGGGTCTTAACTTAGGCGCTGGTTACTTTCAAGGTAACAACGGCGACACAGGGGATACAACAAACGGCAAGGGTGATATATTCAGAGTTAACGCTCAGACACTTACAAGCGATGTAACTATTGCTTCTGGTGATAATGCAATGGCCTCTGGTCCGCTTACGGTTGACAGCGGCGTAACGCTTACGGTCAACGGCAACCTCACGGTGGTATAAATGGCTTCGATATTAAATGTAGACCAAATCAACAACGCGGCGGGTACGTCTGCTATCACGATTGACTCAAGCACAGGCAACGTGCTTATGCCCGGTCATGTGGTTCAGGTTGAAAGCGCAACGAAGACGGACATATTCACAACCACATCTACGTCTTACACGCCCATCCCGGGACTAAGCGTAGCACTAACCCCAGCATCAACTTCTAGCAAAGTGCTGATAACATTTAATATCAACGCTGGCTGTAGTAATAGTGTATCTGCTATTCGTATTTATAGAAATGGTTCTGTAATAACGGGAGCAATTGGAAATAACATCACGACACACGAATGGACAGTCAATGCTTACAATGGTGGGGACGATTCTAACTCAACCCCAAACTTTAGTATGACGTTTCTTGATTCACCTAGCACAACTTCTTCAGTGACATATGCTCTTTATGTCGGTCAGGTTCAAGGTGCTGGGACATTCATCCTTAATGACCAAACATCTCAAATTCGTGGAACGAGTTATTCAGGAACGTGCATTTCTACTATTACAGCTATGGAGATTGCCGGATGAGTACGCTGTACGTTGATACAATCACCGAAAAGACCAGCGGCAACGGTGTGCAGATTGCTGACCTTGTACCAGCAGCGGGTATGGTGGTACAGGTTGTTAGCACAACTAAAACAGACACTTGGTCAGGCGCACCGGGTGCAGGGGTATTTCTTGACATCACAGGGTTATCAGTAGATATCACACCGACTTCAGCTACAAGTAAAATACTTGTGACTTTTTCTACTAACGTGAGTGCTGCTGCGGCTTCTACAACAGGTGTTCGTTTAGTGCGAAACTCAACAGTCATTAGTGTTGGTGATGCGGCTGGTAACAGGCCGGTTGCCACGACTGGTGGTGGTGGAAACGAAGGGGCTACTTGGAACGGAGATGTTTTGGCAAGTTCATTCTTAGATTCACCAGCTACAACAAGTTTTGTAACTTACAAACTACAACTAACTGGCAATTCAGTTTCCACTCAATATGTGAATAGAAAAGCTAGAGATAATAACAATGTCGGTGAAGATTATCGTATGACATCGCACATTACGGTTATGGAGATTGCCCAATGACGAGTATTCTAAAGGTCAATCAAATCCAGAACACGGCGGGTGCAGCACCGACTGCGGCTGACTTGGGGCTGAATGTGACTGGGAGTGTGGTTCAGGTTGTAGTTGGAACGATATCTTCTTCAACGACTACAACTTCTTCAAGTCTTGTAGACACAGGTTTGACTGCATCAATCACACCTACGTCCTCATCTAATAAAATCTTGGTTCTTGCAACAATTACAGGCGCAGGAGTGGCGAATGGCAGTGGTGTGCGAATGAAGTTATTTAGAGGTTCGACTGATTTAGGTTTTATCTCAAGCACAGGAACATACAGTGGTAGTGCTAATGCAGTTCATTTAGAACACGGTTGGAGTGTTAGTGTGCTTGACACGCCTTCAACAACATCAAGTACGACTTACAAGGTTCAACACTCTATCGCAACTAATGGTACTGTCTACATTTCAGGCGGTAATTCTATTTCAAGTATTACCCTAATGGAGATTGCCCAATGACCCTAATTTTATACACACAGGAGTAAACAAATGAGCATATCAGAAGCCCTAACCGAACTAGGCATCACCGAATGGGTGTTGCGCGGTGAGCCAACTACAGAGGCTGAGTTCAACGAGATGTTCCGTAAAGTAACCGGAGCAGACGCTAACGGTTCAGCCATTGAAAGCAGCAGCCCAAGTGACTGGGGTACTGACTGGGCAACCGTCAACGCAAAGGCAGCAGAACTTCGCGCAGCAGAGCCTATGAAGCTACTCCGTGCAGAGCGTGACCGTTTGATTGCAGCTACCGACTGGTGGGCATCTAGCGATCTCACAATGAGCGCCGAGCGTACAGCATACCGTCAGGCACTGCGTGACATCACCGACAGCTTCACCTCGCTTGACGATGTAGTGTGGCCTACAAAGCCGGAGTAAAAGATGGCGATTAGCAAGATAACCACAGGAAGCATATCAGATTCGGTAGCTATCGACACAGATACGCTTGTGGTTGACGGCACGAATAATCGGGTGGGCATTGGGACGAGTTCGCCTGTTTCAACTATAGATGTGAATGGTTTGATTTCTCTTGGTGGCAGTACATCACGCAGTATCAACTACCGCAGTGTTGACAATGATATTCTGTATGAGTTTGACGCTGGTGATTTTTATCGCCAAAACATCGGGTCAAGTCAGCACGAGTTTTTTACTGGTAATGTAAATCGTATGACCATCGACAGTTCAGGCCGTGTCACGATGCCGTATCAGCCAGCGTTCCGTGCCACAATGGCGGCGAATTCTTTTTCGACTGGGGCT